ATCTCGAATATCTTTTCGTTAGAGCGAGCCGACTTGGCGTCGAAACTCTCTGGGGCAGGAGAACAGACTTGCCGTCTGAGTTGACTATCAAGCACCTGGCATCGAGTGCTCTTGGCAGTAACGAGCTCAAGATGGTCCCCATGGCAGGGCGTTACGTTTTTGATCTCTTTCAAGACATCAAGCGAGAGCACAAGCTCGAGTCTTATTCATTGAATGCCGTATCAAAGCATTTTCTCAGTGACCAAAAGTTGGATATGCCCGTCCGAGAGATCTTTTCACGATACGTTGAAGGTGACCCACAAAAATTGGGAGAGGTGGCCGAATATTGTATCAAGGATACGGTCCTCCCTCATAAGATTATGGCCAAAGTCTGTCAGCTTCAGAATCAGATAGAGATGGCCAAAGCGTGTTGGGTTCCTTTGAGCTATCTGAGTGAGCGAGGACAGCAAATCAAAGTCTTTAGCCAGATGGCTTACAAGGCCAGGCAGATGGGGTTTCTGATTCCGACTATCAGAAAGCCAGAAGGACCTGTAGATGGATACGAAGGCGCGACGGTCTTGGAGGCGCAGACTGGAGCGTATTACACACCAATTACCGCACTTGATTTCGCGTCACTATACCCGAGCATTATGGTCGCCCACAACCTGTGTTATTCTACTCTAGTGATGGACAAGCGGTATGCTAATCTCCCTGGTGTTACATATGAAAAGTATGGAGAGCACACCTTTGCGCAGGGTGTACCATCGCTTCTCCCATCCATCCTCACTGACCTCAAGGCGTTCCGTAAAAAAGCCAAGAAGTTGATGGCTCAGGCAGAGGGCACACCCATGGAGGCGGTCTACAATGGACAGCAACTCGCCTACAAGATCAGTATGAACTCAATCTACGGGTTCACTGGAGCTGGCAAAGGAATGCTACCACTTGTGGCCATCGCAAGTACAGTGACTATGCGCGGACGACAGATGATAGAAGAGACGAAGAACTACTTGGAGGCGCATTTCCCCGGGGCCAGGGTGAGGTACGGTGACACTGACTCGGTGATGGTGGAATTTGATATGGAGGGTCGCAAGGGCCAAGAAGCTATTGATTACTCTTGGGCTCAAGGTCTCTTGGCCGCCGAGCAGTGCACGAAACTCTTCAAGGCGCCGAATGACCTGGAACTGGAGAAGGTTTACTGCCCCTATTTTCTGTACAGTAAGAAGCGCTATGCTGCGAAGATGTGGGAAGGAAAGACTCGTCCAGACGGGTCTACAGTCGTAGCCTTCAAAAAGGTGGACATCAAGGGACTGCAGGTGGTCCGGAGAGACAGTTGTCCCTTTGTCCGCGAGACGCTCAAGAAGCTCCTTGACATGATGCTCGAGAGTAGCGATCCTCGACCAGTAATTGCATTCGCCCGCCGAGCTTCAGAAGAATTGTCTGCCGGAAATGTTCAGGTCGATAAGCTCTTGATGAGCAAACAACTCGGTTCAGATTACAAAGTTCCAATGCCTCACGTAGCCGTTCGAGACAAAATCAGAGCTCGGGCGCCTGGTTCAGAGCCTCAACAAGGGGACCGGGTTCAGTTTGTAGTAGCAAAAGGCCCGGGAAAACTCTATGAAAAGGCTGAAGATCCTGTATGGGCAAGTATACACAAAGTTCCCATAGATTATCAGTATTATTTCCTGAACCAGTTGAAGAAGCCTATATGTGATCTTCTAGAGCCCCTCGTGGGTTCTTGTCCCGAGCGCCTAATATTTGGGGCAGCAACGGCGGGTAACAAAAAAGGCACGTACGATCCCAAGATGAAAAGTATAGTTTCTTATTTTAAGAAGGCGACCGAGTCATGAGTAAGGAAATGGAGCAGTCAATCATGCAAGCTGTTGAGACGGAAGTTGACCGCCAAGTCTCTGATAGACTATCAGTCATCCTACAGCACATTTCAAAAACATATCGGATCTCCTATGAGAGACTCATGAAAGAAACAGCCACCCTCGAAGTTTCGACAAGCAGGTGCCTTGGCCTCGTGGGAACTGGAAAACGGTGTACACGGCACGCAAGATTCGAAGGTTACTGCAATTTGCACAAGGATCAAAAACCCGTGATGAGGATGAAAGAGGCGCAAGGAGTATGCGTGACCCCGGAGCCTGTTCATACACACACATTACCGCCATTTTTTCTGGCAGGGTGCCCTGCATGTGAAAAGGTGGCGAGTCGACCTCGCTTAAACATTTAAAACTCTTTCTAAAAAAATGAGCCAAGGGCGATCTGAACTCTTGCTCGAGTCACTTACAAGGTTCTACGAAGATTCTGCAAATTTTACCCAACTCCAAGATATTCTTACGATCAAATCACAGGGTATATCACTTCGAAATCTTGAATGGTTCGTCACAAACTACGCAAAGAATCGCCATGTGACTTATAATTCCCCGACTGGCCGACCGTTTACTGTACATGTTGCATACAAGTCTAGCTTGGACGGATATTCTAAAAAGCTTTTTGATCCATTCTGCCGTACAGAACGCATTCAGTTCAAAGGAATATCGACAACAGTCGCCCAGCTCAACTTTATTAAATGGTGTCTAACTAACGGCATCATTGATTATATGATCAAAGATAAGATACGCCCGCAAAACCATCTTTAAACTCTAAAATTGAAAACCCGTAATAAAATGTATATAAATTATACCCTGTAAGTGCCGAGGCATATTGAGGCAAAAAGGTTATAGTCAAATTTGAAGTTTGTGAATTAATTTTTGAAAAATTCAAGTACCCTCCCGAATTGTATTCGGTTACATTCAATGCGAAAGAGTACATGTAAATATTTTTTTGAGGTACAGATAGACCATGTTGCATGGGTTGTAAAAAGGATGCATACGGGCCGTTTGCGAATGTGTCTAATATGTCTTGATTATTCAAAGTTATCTTAACAGTCTTTATAACGTCTAGATAAAGAGACGTGCCCGATGGAAATGTCAGTGGTGTAGTTGCTCTTATATAGTTTGTAGCGTATCCGTATAAATACCGTGAATCGAAATAGTTTGAATCTGCCGATTCATACGCCTGATTTCGGATAAACCATGCTATAAACTGGACTGGAAAATTAGCCCCTAAGTTTGTTGTCACTGATCCTGCTGAATATGGCGCGGTTGAATCCTTTTTAACAATAGGCACTATATGCCGAAAATTGGTGTTTCGATAATATATACTTTCTCTCCGCGTCAACTTTATAAACTCCATGAGCAGGATAGGGTTCTGTATATCAATTGGCCCAGCATAGTTCGTGAACCAATACTGTGGCCTGAACGTAAACTTTATATAAATTTTTTGTCCCCCCCACAAAGAACACAATGGGAAAAAAGGTCGCTGAAGACGTTCACGTCCTTTGTTGGCGTAACTATGTCTTCTGCAAAAGAAAAATTCCAACGGAATAACCAGAGGAACTGATGTTGTAGGACTCAGATTCGTGTTTCCCTGCCCTCCATTTATCTGATTAAACATTCCGATCTGTTCGTCGTAATCCAGAAATATCTGATCTTTTATAAACAACCAATCATCATGAATAGTTTCAATAATAACGTCATCAATCATGAAATCAACCTGTTGTATGATTGCCCGACCTATTTGGTTTGTATATGAAAATCCAGGTGGTAAAGCAGGTAAAGAACATTGTAAAAACATATTAGCCAGTAGATCACCTCTATTTTTGGGCTGTATCTCAACGACACACGTCCCAGATTCATCCTGCTTTATAAATGTAGGAGGCGATACCGGATTCATTTGTATATAGTCTTGATAAAGCACCGAGTTTGTTGACTGTTCATAATCCGGGGACCACTGACTCGACTTGAAATCTCCTTTCACATCTGAAATATACGCGTGTTGTGATCCTATAGCGTCAAGTGCGAGGACCCCGCCGGCATTAAATCCTAAATTTCTTTTTTCGACAAGAGTCTCTTCAATCTGAGGAGGAAACGGAACATCTTTATCAAGTTCGCGAATATCTGCCGGAAATCTCTTAAAATTTCCATCCTCGATAGGTTTCCTGACGATGGGCTGAATAGTGGACACTTGCGCCGGCACGAATGCGTCGTTTGTGTTTGGATTGAATATAGCACCCTGTTTATTTATAAGAATTCCCATTGGATATCCATCTGTCAATGGGAGAGAAGGCACGAGAACGGCCCCCTGGCCCAGCGCAGTTATCATGTTCTCATCATCCAAGAACCCGTCCAATATCTTATTAGGACCAGACCTTATCCTATACCCTATTGCGTTCATTAGTTCTGGAAGACCCTCGAGGGCATCATTAAGCTGACTAGGGTCGGCAAGTATAGATTCCGTCTGTAAATTTGTTTTTTTTGAAAAAAAATCTAAAAGATTTGGACTGTTATATAAAATAGTACTAAATTCGGAAGGAGATTTCGCAATATCACTCGATAATCCTATAATTTTTCCCCTTAGGACGTCTGCAAGGTTCCCAGATTTTGTGAGAACTGAAAAAAGTTTTTGAATTGTTTTATTGTTCGGAGGTATAGATGATGGTGGGGGAGGGACTGGTACAGCCGTAAGTATACCAGAGTAGACAATTTTTCCTAGGTTTCCGGCCTGAAATGAAGCAGACGTAACTTTAAGTTTTCCCGGAATTCCTGGAATTCCAGAGATTATCCACCCTTGCCTAATGTTATTCGGTAGGGGGGTGTTTGAATAAAAAACAAAAACATCTTTTTGTGTAAAATAATATCCTGAAAGAGTTGGTGGTATTGGTGGAGCTATAACAGGTGCAGGTGATACAGTGACTGCACTTGCTTGCTGAGTTCCTTGAATAGTCTGTGGAACACTGACATTAAAATCGATAGTTCCGTTGAAAGCTCCATATCCCGGGTAGGTTCCTTGATACAGACCAATCGATGTGATACTCGTTTGACCTTGAATACCAGGAAGTCCTGTTATGATCCACCCGGGTTCTATATTTGTTGGTATAATTGTCTGTGAAAAAAAAGTAATCGTGTTTGGTACTATTTTTGAAACAGCATAAAACCCACTCAACGTGGTCATACTATTTTATACAAACATAATATGGAGGATGGTATCATCGCAGCACTTCTTGCCTTGCTTATTATTGTGACGTGGAGGCAAGGAGAGCAATATATGGAGAAAACATTCAACTCGCAAATTGCAGACCTTGTCGTCTTGAATAAGTTTGAATCGGGTTTACAATTTCAGCCATCAGACTTTAATACTATCGACTCTGCGCTCAATCCTCAAATTACATTGACGCCCTCGACGCGCGCCCTTGCTCAGACGCCGCCTAAAGATATATCTCTCTAATAACATAATGGATCCTAGACTTGCTCCTAGCACGGATAGGTTCACAACCTTTCCTATACGATACCCAGAGTTATGGGCACTGTACAAGAAAGCAGTAGGGTCTTTTTGGACAGTCGAAGAGATTGACCTGAGTACCGATCTCAAAGACTGGGATGGACTCAAGTCAGAGGAGCGAAATTTTATAAAAATGATTCTGGCTTTTTTCGCCGCAAGCGATGGAATAGTTATGGAAAATATAGATATTAATTTTAGCTCCGAGGTGCAGATTGCCGAGGCGCGGTCCTTTTACGCATACCAATCTTTCAACGAGTCTATTCATTCAGAAACCTATTCGCTCATGATCAATAAACTCGTAAGAGATCCAGACGAAGAGAAACTTTTGCTTTCGAGCATACAGCACATACCGGCAATAAAAGAAAAGGCCACTTGGGCACTCGACTGGCTCAACAAAGATTCTCCATTTGCCCAGCGCCTCGTTGCTTTCATGTGCGTCGAAGGTATATTCTTCTCCGGGTCATTCTGCGCCATCTTCTGGCTCAAGAAGCGCGGTATTATGCCTGGTCTGTGCTTTAGCAATGAGCTCATCAGCAGAGACGAAGGCTCGCATCTCGAGTTTGCAGTGGCATTATACTCGCATCTTGAGAATAAAGTTGCTCACGATGTCATCCGGACAATTGTCCAAAGCGCAGTAGAAATAGAAGAAAGTTTCATTACGGAGGCGCTTCCATGCAAGTTGATAGGCATGGATGCCGAACAAATGAAACAGTATATCCGTTATGTCGGAGATCGTCTCATGAAGCAACTTGGT